AAAGCGAGTGCAAAAGCTATGCCATATTCATAATACCGCTGACATAAAAATAATTCTTGTTGAATTGTTCTATATTCAAAAGGCGTAGCCACTGAACCCGCTTCAAGTTGAACGCCAGCAATGAATAAATCATTTGAAGTAGAATCACAAGCATTGACTTGGTTGGAAGAACCAAAAAAGTTTCCAGTTTGCCAAGTATTTGGTGTTGTTTGAAATGTTGAGCCAGATGCCAAAGTAAAGCCTAATTGCAAACCAATCCCATTCGCATAATTCCAAGTTCCAGTTGCGGGAGAAGCGGGAAAATTGAGTGTTTTAAATTCCCAAGTGTTAGAGGCATTGACATTTATTTCTTTAATACAAGACCTATCATCTCCTCCGTTTATAAGGTGAACAGAATAGACACCAGTTTTTGTTGCTTTTACCCAAAAAGAAACTGTTATTTCTTTTTGTGCTAACGGAATAAAATTATGACCTTCAATCCTTTGTCTAATTACTGCATAATCCGTAGCCGCAATTGAAGAATCTACAGTTTGACAATCAATTTTTAATGAATTTGAAAATAGTCTTCCAGCTTGAGCAACCGTCGGAACATCACTCGACCAAGTTATATCATGAACCATTGAACCTGATTTCAAATACAACCAACGGTCAGCAGTGTAGGTTGCATGAGCAACCGAAGTAAAAGAAGTCCCTCTTTGCCAGATATTAAAATCGCCATTGATTATAGCATTGCGATTGGGTTGTAAATCTGCTAAAGCCATACTTCCAGAGCCATTAAAATATGCAATTTTATTTGCAGAGCCAGTGAGATTAGCAAGAGCATTTAAATTTGCATTGCCATTCATACCTTGAACAAAGTTAGTGCCATTATAAACAAACTCAACTTCTGTATTTGCTGGAATATCGCCAGTGGTTAAGGCTGTAGAGCCGTCTGATTTGACTAAGCTTTTAGAGCCAGCATTATTAACATTAACAGTTGATGCACCTGAGCATGCATTGCCTGCACGAAAGCGAATAACCATTCCATTAAAATAAGTCTCGGTAGCAACGCTTGAAACTGGTGATTTAAAAGGTGAAACTGGGCTTAATACATAAGCATTTGCAGTTCCTGAATCAGTAAAGAAATTGCCAGCACTTGAATAACGAGCTGATGCAATAGCTTGTTGCTCTAAATTAGATGTAGATGGAGTTTGTCCACTTGTGCTAATTAGATTATCAATTTCTGCTAATTGATTAAATTCTAACGCAGAAACTGTATTGCCATCAACTTTTGAAGTATTAATATCAGACATAGTAAATAAAATTAAAATTATATTGCATTTGAATACCTAAAAAATAATTGAGTATTTGCTGGTTTAAGTTTATTAAACAAACAATTTAAAATTGCGGGTTGTTGCTCGATTAAAGTAAAAGGAAGCGTCAACGGAAAGCCCGATGGTTGTATGGATGCGGGCAATGTTATAACAATTGTAAAAGGTGCTGACGCTTGACTAATTAACAAGAAAGGAAATGTTAAAGGAAAAGTTGAAGTATCAACGCCGTTAGAAACTTGAATCGAATAACCTAAAATTGATGCAATGTTTTTAAATTGTTTTACGGTTGTTGCATTAATTCCCGCTAGTTTAAGCAAAATATTTATTCTTCTTTGCTCTATTGTTGAAGCTACTGGAATGCATGAATCAGGAATGCCGACAAACCCTTCCCACTCTTCAATTAATGCAGTTGTTATTTGTGGATTATATTCGTTAGCAACTTCTTTTATTTTATCTCTAAAATTTAACCATTCCGTAGCTAGTCCTAAAAGAACTTTACGAAGTGTTGAGCCTTCTTTATTTTTACCCTCATGCAATACATCGTCTCTTAAATATTGAAATAAGATGTCGGCTTGTTCTATTTGTGTTCTAGGTTTTAAAATCATGGATATGTAATCGCCCCCAAGATTGCTAATTCACTATCAGAAACGGTTGTTGTTGCTGATGGTAATGATAAAGTATAAGTTGGTGAATTACCATCTTCATCTACTACACTGTAAATTATTGAATTTAATTCACTTAAAGTAATATCTCCGCCAACACTTACGGCAACGCTTTTAAAATAATCAGTTAGGGTTTCAGTGATTGCGGTTTTCATCGCCGTTGTGTTTGGGCTAAGTGTTGCAAATGTAATATTAACACTTACTGGAGTTGGTGAGGCAACAATAACATAAGCGTCGGGCGTATTTGCTGGCTTAATTCCATCATCTTCATTTATGATTGCATTTTTAACCGCATTAACTTGTGATGCTGTCGGGATAATATTTAAATCATTATCTCTAGTAAAATAAATAGTTGCGTAGCCTGCTGATGGTGTGGCTGTTTGAACCCAAATTCTACCAACACCAGCAATTTTTTCTCTGATAAAAACAGGCAATCCCGATGCGGTAAAAGGTGCGGTAAAATTAGAAGTGCGGTCTCTTAAACGAACTCTTAAAGCTTCATCGCTTTCAATATCAAGCCCACCAAATAAACCATCATAACTCAAAAAACAACTATCATCAACATCAACAATAGGACTAACTAATGTAAGTTGTGAACCACCTAAGGAGTTGCCAGCAACGCCATAATCTAGGGCTTTTATTGGAACATAAGCGGTTGTTGAATTTGCTGTTATTGTCCCTGTCGCTGGAGTTGCTGGAGTTCCTGAAACTGTAAATGTAAATTGATTATTTGAAATAACCGTAATTGTTGCGGTTATGTTATATTCTGATTGACCCGCTCCAGCAATTACAACAGAAACGCCAGTTGCTAAATTGTGATTAGATGCAGTTGTTGCGGTTGCGGTGCTTCCGCTTCTTGTTAAACTAGAAAGTCCAATTGTTTGGCTTGCGATCGTGCCAAGTGCTTGTGTTTCGTATTGCGTGCCGTCGGCTTTTTGTATTGCCGTTCCTGTTGGGATTGCTGTTGTGGCAACTCCACTAAAAACCACATAACCCTCGGCTTTAATCGCTGTCTTTCTATTGATGCCAAACCAAGTTGCCCACAATTCTAAATAAGTTCCTGTCGCTGTTTGTGGAAATAATTGCTTTAATAATTCTTTTATATAATCATTATTTTCATCAAAGCCAGCTGACATTGAGCTAACAATACCACCAGCTAAACTATTTCTAATATTAGGGTCAATGTGTTTAGAACTATCAATTTGCCCAGCATTAACCGATAGGATTAAAGCGTTGGTTATTCTTTGTTGAATTTGTGATATTGAAGAAAATTCAATCATAGATTTACAAAAAGATTATAATATTTGCTGTTAGATTGAAATTTGTTAATTAAATCGACCTCAATGTTTACTTGAGTATTCGATTTAGTCGCCTTTACATTTGTTTTAGATATAATCTCATCATCAATCAACCATCTTAAACCATCTTTTACCGCACTTTCAATTAGTGAAGTGTTAATATTTTTGGCTTGGTTCGTATGTAGCCAAAGCAACGAACCCACTTCATAGCCACTTACACGGCTAAATTGATTGGTAAAATGCCCTCTTCTAAGCGTTGGCTCGCTTACTGCATTTGCTCTTTTATCGCAAAAAACAGACATATAAACGGCGGTATCTAAACTATCAGTTTTAGCAAAATCGCCATTTTCTATATCGATGTCCCAATAACCTTTATCTTGATTTAACTTAAAATCTATTGCCATTTTTTAAAAAAGTTTTATTATTTAATTTATAAAAATTTATAAAAATTAACAACGGGAAAAACCATGATTATAAAAGGCTACATAACTAAGACCGATGGCACTTACGCAACGGTTGTTTCATATCAAAACGAAATATTTGATGATGTATTATTAATTTATCCTTATGGAACACAAAGCAGGGTTAAGCCTAGTGAATCAACGCTTGTTTTGTTATTTGGTGGGTTAGGAAGTAAAACTAATTTGTTTGGTATTCCCTATGATGTAGCTACGCAATCAAGCCTTGCGGAAGGTGATAGCGAAATAAAAAACAGAAAGTCAAACAATGGATTTAAGGCTGGAGCTAGCAAAAACACTATTACAGGCGATACTGATTGCGATAAAACTATTAATGCGACTTCTTATAAAGTTAGTAATATAAAAGTTGTCGGAAGTCAACAACCAACAATAGCCAACCCAACTGGAGGAACTATAATTGATGCTGAATCAAGAGTTGCGATTGCAAGTATTATTACCACTTTAAAAAATCACGGATTAATTGCTTAAAATATTTTTTAGTTATTTTGTAAAATAGGCTTTGCCTTTTTGGGTTTGTAGGTTGAAAATAATTTAAAAATAATTCTTGACAAAATAAATAAGAAGTTAGATAATACTAACCTAATCTAAAATTAACTTAACTTTTATAACTTATGATAAACTTAATAAATCTTTCGGATTCATATAAATTTTCCCATTTTTTACAATACCCAAAAGGCACGGAAATAATTCATTCGTATTTAGCACCGAGAGGGGGAGAGTATGAGAAAGTTGTAATGCACGGGTTGCCTTATATTTTAAAAAGATATTTAACTTCACAAATTACTTCAGAAGATGTAAGGCAAGCTGGATTGTTAGCTACAAAACATGGAGTCCCTTTCAACAAAGAGGGTTGGGATTATATTTGTGAAAAACACAACGGATTAATGCCAATTGAAATCAAAGCTTTGCCTGAAGGAACAATTGTTGGCAATAAAGAGCCACTTTTAACAATTGAGAATACAGACCCAAATTGTGCTTGGTTAGTTGGTTATCTTGAAACTTTGCTATTAAAGATTTGGTATCCAATCACAATTGCAAGTAAATCATTAGCTGTTAAAGAAATGTTATTAAAACATTGGAAAAAAACTGCCGATGATGTGAATGGCGTTGACTTTGCTTATCATAATTTCGGAGATAGAGGCTCTTCAAGCGTTGAAAGTGCTTCAATTGGTGGCGTTGCTCACTTAACTCAATTTAAGGGAACCGATAATTTTAATTGCCTTGAACACTCAAATAAATATTACGATGGAAAATATCAAGGTTTTTCTATTCCAGCAAGTGAGCATTCGACAGTAACAAGCTGGGGTCGTGAAAATGAATTTGAGATGATTGAAAATTATTTAGAGACTTACAAAAGTTATCCAATTATTGCTTGCGTTCTTGATTCTTACGACATTTATAAAGCTGTTGATTTTGTTACTAGCGGTAAAATGAAAGAGAAAATTGAGAGTAAAGATTATCCTATTTTTGTAATCCGTCCAGATAGTGGCTCGCCAGTTGAGGTTATTTCTAAAATCTTAGAAATGATGCTAAAAAATGGCGTTAAGGCTAATCTTAACTCAAAAGGCTTTTTAACATTTGATAAGTATAGAATTATTTGGGGCGACGGAATTACTCCTTTGCAAATTGATAAAATATTAAATGGTATATGCTACCAATTTATGAAAGCATTTTCGCTATCTTATAATCCATTGCAAGGTTTTTCAGCCCAAAATTTCGCCTTTGGTTCTGGTGGCGATTTAATGCAAAATGTTTCAAGAGACACTCTTAAATTTGCAATGAAATGCTCGGCAGTAAAAGTTAATGGAGAATGGAGAGATGTTTATAAAGACCCAATCACTGACCAAGGAAAGAAATCAATTCGTTGGAGAGTTGAAGATTCGAGATTTGTAACTGTATTTAAAAATGGAGAAGTTTTATGTTAGGAGTAGTAGTAGGTAGATTTCAAACGCCATATCTTCATGAGGGGCATCGAGAATTAATAGAATACGCTAGGAATAGATGCGACAATTTATTAGTTTTAATTGGAGTATCTGATGCAGTAGGGAATGATAGAGAGCCAATGGATTTTGAGACTAGAAAAGGTTTGTTTTTAACAAACGATATTGTTTTGCCTTTAAAAGATATGCCTTCAGACATTGATTGGTCTAACCAAATCGATAGCATAATTGAGTCTTTAGGCTTTGAAAAGGCAATTATTTTTGGAGGTAGGGATAATTCAATTTCAGGTTATTATAGCGGAAAATATGAAACTAATATAATGGTTGGCAAAACTGATAAAAATGCTACTGATTTAAGAAAATCAGTCAAAGTAAAGCA